TGAATCTAACAACTCCTGCACTGGTTCTGGTATCTTATCTAAGTTTGGCATATCTATATATTTATTTATAAGTTTCATAAGTTGTTCTTCCGTTTACTTTTTTAGCTTTTAATACTTGCTTTCTGTTTTTACCTTTCACATAAGATACGTGAATCCAGCTGCAGTCAAATTCATTTATTAGCTGATCAAATTCTAAATTCTTTCTAATGTAGTCAAATACTTCTTTGTTGGTTGGTTTGCCTTTTGAATCCATATCAATATCCATTGCCTGGCCTGAACAATGCTGACTTGTAATACTGCCTTTTATGGCTTGATTTAAATTTAAACCTCTATATACACTTGAAACGTGAATAGGTGCTTTAAAATGCTCTCTAATTGGCTCAAATACCTTTTCAGCTAATAACTTCATATTATCAATAACTGATTGGTTAGGGTTGTTGTTTACTATTCCTAATTTATCCGCAGTCGCTGATCTTGTACATTCTTCTAATGTTAAATGTTTACTTATTTGCATCTTCTTTTTTAGTTAAAAGTTTATAAATCATTATTCCTGTGTATATTATTGAAAGTGATAAAAGCAATAATTTCATTGTGCTTTCAATACTTGTAAATGATAGCCCGAATATCGTACCATTTACCGCTAATACTTCTAAATTCTTACTTGTCATTTTTATTTTTGTTTAAATATTCATTCATCTTTTCTATATTTTTAGCCTTAACCTTGTAGGTTAGTTGTTTCGGTTCTTTTGGTTTTTCCTTTTCCATCTTATAATACCCATCCTATCGGGTTTGGTTTAGTATCTGGATACATATCTGAATTACTATTAGTCCAATATTCTGGAAACATAGCACTCGCATTAATAGCCATATAATCAACAAATCGTTTAGCGTAAAAGTCAGCGAATGTTCTGTGCTTTTGCACTAAAATATCTAGTTCTTCTTTTGAAACATTTTCTGAATTATCTGTTCGGTGTTTAAATACGCCACCGTTTCTAACTTGATAGTTTGCAAATGGTAAATAATCCACCATTGCGAAGTGAATCAACATAGGTTGTACATAATCAGTAACCAAATTAAGATAGTTACCTGTTAAAGTTGTAGTATCTATTTTAGTTGTGATAGCATCGTATAATTTAGTACCTAAATAGTTTTGCAAGTGCATCTGCTGTGCTATCTTTATAAACTGAATAAATAAGTCAGTATCTACATTACCATTTAAGATAGTGTTTGCTTTTAGGTCTTTCGGTGTGATAAATAGTGTTGTCATAATTACATATCGTGCGGAGCAATGTACGCTTTAGGGTTATTAGTTGGTGCTATCTCTCCCGCTCTTCTTACATCCGCTGGTGTTGATGGTTGTGCTGCTGTATTTTTACCGCTTCCAATTTTTCTATACATTTCACGAACCCAGAAATGTTTGCAAGTTCCAAATGGAAAAGCATCGCTTAACTTGCCACCGCCTTTCCAAAGAAATATATCATAAGGTTGGTCTGGGTTTGGGTTCATACCAAATCCTGGGTTTACATTGTTTTGGCTCATTGCTTCTATATCCTCTTTTCTGTAAAGTTTATTAGCAGCCATCATTTTTTTACAAAACTGTCTTTCTGGCGATGCATTACCACCGTATCTATATCGTGTAATATATAATTTTGTGTCTTGTCCTGAAACGCTTTTAGTTCTTGCAGTTCCAGTTGATACCTCGGCCAAAAAAGTAGCGTTTAAATTTTCTGTTTGTGCATCTAATTCTGTTTCTGTTTCGTAGTTTACAGGTTCAGCACTTACCAATTCCCACTCGTTTAAATCTATGTCTTCACCGTATTGTGAAAGGTCAATAGTATGTTCGCTTAAACTTGCTGTTGGCTGTGTAGGTTCTACTTCTACTGTTAATTCATTATCACCGTCTAATGGTTGTAGATTTTTGAAATAAAGATTTAAACTAATATCATTAAAAGCTAAAATTTTATTGAAGTCTTTTATTAGTAAATTTTGAAATGGTTTTATAACTGTATTTTGCATTAAAATAGTAGCAGTTTGTAATTCGTCTGCATTGTTACCGAAACCGCTGTTATCTTTAATACCTAATAACATCGGGCTTATAACTCTATGTGATACCATTATCTTTTTCATACTCTCATCTGAAAGAAATTGATATTGGTTATGTGCATCGCTTAATTGTACAGGTGTAATAGTTGCACCGTAGTTGTTGCTATCGTTAAATGATAGGATAAACCGACCAGCGTTCGATGTACCGCCAAACTTGTTTTGTATATTTCGTTCAATATCTCTCTGCTCGTCTTCGGTCGGTGTCCCATTATTAAAGTTAATAAGCATCGACGGTGCTAAACCATTCATTATATTATTTAAATGGTAGTTAGATATCTCTTCTTCTAATTCGCAGTACTGAAGCCCTCCTTGATAGTCTACGGGGCTATAATAGTAAAAGCCTGTTTTGTATGGTTTGATGTATAGTATTTCTTCTCCACCATTACCAAAGCCAAAAGCAGGTATTTCTAAAGGTTTGTATTGTCTGTTTACTTTTGTCCAATCTTCAGCATAAAAATAATTTTCTACTTCGCCATCTTCATTACACTTACCGCTTCTTAATGTTTCAATAGGAAAATGGTTGCACTCAACTATTCTTGTTTTATCGATTGAATAAACAACCTGTACCGCACATTGTCCCATCGCTTTTAAATCATAACACAATCTTTCAGTTGTATCGTCATCAAACAAAAGCATAGCTTGGGCATAGTCTTCTGGCTTTAAAAGTTTATCGCTTGCATCAATTCCTTTTCCGTATATCATTTGACTGATACCGTTTACTATTGCGTTGTTTGTAGGTGATCCGTTTATACGGTCTTGCAAGTAGCCAAAATAGTTATTGTCTTCTCCGTAATTAATCCAGTCTTGGTTTCTTACTTCAACTACTTTAGGGCTTGTATAAGTTGCTAAATTTACAACACCAATTCCGCCCATCTTTTTAGGCTCTATTTTATTTATTTTTCTTTTCATATTTTATAGAAATTGTTGTCAATATTAGGCAACGTATACTCTCCTTGGTTAATTGAATAGTCTTGTATTGTTGTATTGTCTGCTATGCAAAAAACTCTGTCTTTATAATAAATTAATTCAGTAGCATCACGATTGTAAACTTTCAAATTGTAAAAGGTATTTACTTGCAAAAAATCTGATGTAACAACAACGGCAATAGTTAAGTCTTTTTGATACACCACTTGTGAAGGGTATCTTGTATAAACTGTTTTAGTTGTCTCGTCTGTGAATTCAAATGCTAAATCAACAAGGGTTGTATTTACCGTTGGTATTATAGTTAGTGTTTGGTCTTGATTTTTGTTTAATACTATCATAACAATATAACGTGAACTTATTTTATTTTGTAAAAAAAAAGCACCCAATAAATTGAGTGCTAATTCTAAACCTGTTCATATCCCTATGCAGGTGTAATTTGTGTTGGTGTTGCTCCTCCAGCTATTTTAGTTGTTACCAAGTTAGCAGTAATAAACTGTGCCATTAAAGGCTCTTGTCCTGTAATAGTTAAAGAATAACCGTTTAAGTCGCCAAGCGCCACACCCGTTGAGATAGTTCCATTAACATCACAACCTCTAGTCATACCTACTGAAAGGTAGTTTCCGTTGTTGTCTTGTATAAATACGTGTGGTCTTGTAGCTATAACTTTAGCTAGTTCCGCTTGTGTCGGTGCATCTAATTTTGTCAAAACTAAAGTAAGTGTTTGCTCAAAAAAAGTAGTTCCGTTGTCATTACTTGATGTAATGGTTTGCTCTAATCCCGATGCTGATTTAACATCGTATTGAAATAAAGTGTAAGTAGTACCACTAAATGCAGTTACTATTCCACCTGATATTGTAGCTGTTCCTAAAGTACCGTAGTCTCCAAAGAATACTTTTTGTATTCCCCCGACTGCGTCTTTACAGGCTAATTTCCGACCAGTTGACATTAAACAAGGCATATCTATATATTTATTAAGTTAATAAAAAAGGGCTACCTAAATAGCCCCTTGATTTATGCTATTCCGTATGTTACTGAATCCGCTCCAATTCCAACTTGCAATCCTCTTGAAAAACGTGCAATGAAACGAACATTTTTAGATCCGTCAATATCTGCCATATCGATAGTTTTAACTACGTTTGCATCGTCAGCTAAACCAAATCCAACAAACAAGTTAGAAATTTGAGTAGCTACCATTGTGTTAGCAGGTAAACCATTTGCAACGAATACAGGTACACCATCGAAAGTTAATTCTTGACCGTTGTACCATTGTGTTCCTAATCCTTGTACACCATTGTTTGAAGTAGCTGCAACGCTAAATCCACCAAGCGCTCTTACGTATGCTTTCGCTACGTTTTGAGAAACAAAGATTCTTAAATCTTCTGTACCGTACAAAGCAGCAGGAATAACATCTACAACTCTACCCATTTCAGCAATAACATTTGATGAAGTAATTGTCAAAGGTGTTCCAACAACTGCAGCACCATCAGTTTTAAGCAATTTACCCAAACCGTTAGTTGCATTCCATAAGAAAGTTTCAGTATCGATAGCAATATCTTTTAAAACTTTAGCAATAAAGAAATCAGAAAAGTTTGAAGGCATAACATCGAATGAACTGTAACCCATTGAAGTCGCTTCCCAATCTTGCTCGAATGGTGTTTTACAAAGTTGTAAGTTTACTTGTTTTTCTGCAACAGTAAGTACTTTGTCAGATAAAGTTACTACTCCTGTATCGGTAAAGTCACAAGTTGCATCTTGAACAAGTCCAGAAATAACCGCTTTCTTTACAGTTGCTTTAAATTTCACATTAGGAATTACAGTAACTCCATTGTTTGCGATTGTGTTCGCACTTAATACCGCCGCTGCGATATACTTACCAGCGAATTCGCCAGCATAATTTGATGTAATCGTAGGTTGATTAGCCATAGTTTTTAAATTTTAATTATTAATATTTTATTTTGACAACATTGCCATTATTCTTGATTCTGTTCCTGATATATTTAAACCAGTATTTTGTTTTCCTAAACTTACCTTTTCGGTTGGTTTATGTGTTGTTGGTTTTGTAGCACTAACTGAAGATAAAGTTGCTTTCATTTCTGTTTGCATACCGCTCAATGCATCTAGCTTGGCTTGTAACTCATCAATTTTAGGTTGTACTGCTTCCATTACCAAAGCAATTACTTCTTCGATTGTAGGTGGTACTTCTGCAAGTTCTTCAACTACTACTTCCTCAACTGTTTCTTCTACTTTTTCAACTGATAATTCCTCTTCAATTACTTCCTCTTCTTTCAAGGCTTCAACTTCACCAATGATTCCGATTTCAGTAACGTAAATTTTATTACCGTTTTCTAAAACGTATTCGCCAACTTCTAATGGCTCTTTAATTTCACCGTTAATAGCAAAGATAGGATCACCTACTGCAAAGCTATCCGATTCAACAACTGTTCCGTTGTCTAGTGTTTGTTGTTCTAGCTTAACTTTGATGTTAAGCAAAGCAGTGATTCTGCTCAATACATCTGTATTTTTCATAGTTTAATTTTTAAATTTATAATATAACGAAATCCTTGTTTTTTTTGCATTTTCATTTTTTATCCTAATACTTCTTCTAATCTTTCAGCTTGTAAAAACCAATAGCCATCACCTTCTTGAATGTCTGTCCAAGTTAGTGTTCCTCCTGATGGCAATTCAAAATAAGCGTTTACAGTATCTAATGCTGTTTGTGCTTCTGCGTAAGTGTTGTATCTATATTCTTCCATAATTAATATATTGTCCAATATGTGTTTATATTGCTTTCTATGTTTGCTCTATTTGCGTTTGATTGCCATCCTATTACTTCCTGAATTTTTCCATCATAGAGATTAACGTTGTTTCCGTGTCCTAACCAAATAGCAACAGAAGCACCGCTTGATATGGCAACTGTTCCTTTTGATACACCATTTGCAAATGCTTCAACTACGCTTGAGTTATTAGGTGATGGTGATAATAATTCATATAAATTTCTATTAATGTTTACAGCTTGTAGTAATATTGCGTTAGCAACTCCTGCATATCCAGCAAAAATACTTGTACCATTAGATGTTGGCAAATAAAATCTATTAGTCGTACTTAACGCATAACCAATATGATTTCCCGCTGTAGTTACATATTGACCTACAAAATAACTTGACATATTATTAATGTTTGCAGTAGTATCTAATATTGTTAATCTTTGATTATTAGATTTCACAAATCTTACTGCCACCTTGCCACCTGATAATTCTAAATTTCCTAATTCTACTAACCTTGGTTGATTTCCTGCTGCTGTTTGTGTTGGGTTTTTACCATTACCGCTTTGGTCGTACCACGTAACCACAAGTATATCTTGATTCGTATTTACACCATCAGGATTTGAATAACCTTGAACTACTGATGCACAAAATTGTCCTAAATTAGTCGCGGTTGTTGATGCTCCTGACGCATAAGTTATAGGGCTATCTAATCCTATTGTATAAAATGAATTAAAAGAAACGTTTACCTCTGTTGTTGTTGCACTTGGTGTTGTTGTTGTTCTTCTTACCCTTAAACAAAAGCCTGTATAAGCACTCCTTAATTTTCGTAAAGAATAAGCGTGATGTGCTGATGGATATAAATCTAAAATATAAGAAAATTTGCTCCATACTAAATTACTTCCAATAAAAACCGAATTTATTTGATTTGTACCAAACTTTATATCTGTTAAACTATTTAATCCTAATGCTATACTCATACTATAAAATAAAGTGTGTTAGCGTCTTTTGTTCCTATTGCAGCATATTCAGCAGCAGTTACCGTTGTTATTGTATTTGTTGTGTATGTTGTAGCTACGTTCTTTGATATTTTACCTGCAATATCAGTAGCTAATCCGCTGTATTGTGTATTAGTTGCATTGTCTCCTGTATTGCTTCCGCTTAAAGTTGTAATGCCTAATTTAGAACGTATTAAAGTAGCTGTTAATTGTTTGTTTTTCCAAAGGTCTGTACTGCTTTCGTATTGTAAAAAATCCTCATTCGCTAAAGTATTATCTATATAAACATTGTGAAGCTCGTCTAATTCCCAACCGTTCATTACTTTTACGTAAATCTTACCTTGTATTGCGTGTGCGTATTCTACGTAACCAATAATTACAATATGTCCTGTTAATCCCGTTGGTTTAATGTTTGTTAGTCTTCCCGCAGTTGTAGGTGATAAATATAAAACGTCACCATCTACCCAAGTTTCACCTTGTAAAGATCCCGTTGTATTTATATCCTCAATTTGACCCATTGTGATAATGAATCCTTCTTGATTTGTAGCAATAGTTTCAGTTACTAATCCAATTGTGTCAGCTGAATTAGCATCGTTATTACCTTGTGCTAATTGAACTGCTAATTTTTGACCTTGTGCTCCGCTTATTCTTACCGCTTGATAATTAGCTTTTGTTAGTGTTGTGTTCGGTGTAACTTTATTAACAACCCTTGCTACTAAATCAACTCCATTTTTTAAAACAACAGTACCGCCTTTTAATGTAGTTTCTGAACTTCCTAAATTATCATTCCATTTTGTTGTTCCTACTGTTGGAGTTCCAGTTGGAGTTATATCTAAAGTAACTTGACCAGCTTTTAATTCAAATTCCCCTAAATCAACATTTGTAGTTGCACCTGTGTAAGGAACAAATCCTGTTACTGATGGAATTGTAGGCTTGTTTAATATTTGTGCATCGCCACTTGTAGCATTCCAATCAGCGTTTACGTTTACCTCCGCTCCTGTTGCTATTCCTGCAAGTTTATTCTTTTCTGCAGTTGTATAGTCCTCTGTACTTAATCCTTTGCCTGTTACTTTATCTACTTTTAAAGCATCTTGACTGTTTACATAGGCTGTTGTAGCAAGTCCATCTATTAACTTTGCTACTGTTACCTTTTTAGTTGTTGATTGATTTACAATAGGTAATACATCGCCTGTATCTAATGTTGTGACTAAATCTAATTCACTTATTTTCTTATCCATTTAATATAATTTTATCGTTGTTTTGTTGTAAAATGTAGTCTCCATTTTCTTGTAGTAAAAAGTAATCTATTACAACTGCTCTTACACCGTATATATTGCCTATTCCTTGGGCCTGTAACGAACCATCGCAACACTTTACACTATATGTACCATCAGCACATAAACAACCTCTTGTACCTCCTTTTGGGCTTGTATAACTTGGCGTCTTAAATGAATTACTTTTGCTTCGCATCTTGAATTAATTTCTTAATTTCTAATAATTGTAACCCTGCTTCTATTTCTATATCTACTTGGTCAATTTTTGACAAAGGTAGTTTGGCTTTGTCGGCAAAATAGCCCTCAATACTGAAACCTTTTACTTTTTTAGTCTTTATAAACTCATTCCAAATTACATCATTTTCAACTTTGATTGTACCCATCCACGTTCCTACCGGTACATTCAAATTGTACAAATTAGATTTGTCTTTTTCGGTGTCTTCAACAATCCAACTTTCTACCATTGTTAAACCTTTGATTGTTTCTTGATGCTCAAAAGTTGCGTTTGATTGATTACCGTTTTGAAAAAACATTTCCATACATTTACGGATCGTGTCTTGTGAAAAGTAAATATAGTATTCGCCATTCTCTTCGTCTCTTCTGTAAATAGGTTTATCTGGCACTAACATAGCACCCATAATGATCTTTTTTTCTTTATCTACTTCCGCAAACTTGTACTCTTTTTGCTCGTCTTTTAAGGCAATAAAATCCTCTTCAATTGCACCGTTCTCAACTATTGAAATTGCATCGATACCTGAAAGCTCCATTGACTCGTCTATTATTAATTCAATTAATTTCATATCTGTATAACGTTTTAAATTTTTATTTTGTTTATACCATATTGTTAGCGTCAACAAAATGGTTTTATCCTATCGAAGCACTACTAACTATGTTCCTATCTAATCCTTGTTGTGTTGTTACGTCATTAGCTACTACATAAGCCTTGATAGGCTGTTGTCCTTGTTGTGCTATTGTTTCTGCTATTGCGTTTGTTTTTGATGCTCCTACTACGTTTATTGATGGTTGTGCTGATGCAGGTGCTGATATTGCACCACCACCACCTCCGCCTGATGCACCTCCACCGCCTCCTGCATTGATAGAACTTGCTGAACCTATACCCGCAGCTAATATAGAAGCTATTGATGTTGCTGCACCTATTTTAGTGGCTACTATAGAAGTAGCAGCTATTTTAAGATTTGCTGCATAAGCAGGGTTTGGCACACCTGGTCCTAAAAAAGGTGGGTTTATTGGTGTTGGTGCAGCCGATGCTTTTGCTAATCCTATTGCTTTTGCTGCTCCTGTAACTACATCCGCTATTGCTAATCCTTTTTGTACTGCTAATATACCTAATGCAACCGATTTATTTTTACCCGCAAATTGTAATAAAATATTTAAGCCTGTATCTAATGCATTTCTTTTTGCTTCTTTTACTGCTTGATCTAAAGCCATTTCTTTCTCGGCTTGTATTTGTGTATCTGCTAATTCTTGTTCTGATATTTTTCTTTTTTCACTAACATAATTTTTTCCAATAGCTACTTTGTTTTCTAAATCAGAAATCATTGCTACTTTATCATTCTCATTTTTTATTTTTTCTGTATCGACTGCTTTTAAAGTAAATTCATCTTCTAAAGCATTAGCTTTATCTAAATATGCTTTTCTATCTGCAATAGCTTTGTCTCTTGCTTTTTGTTCTTCTTGTTCTCTTTTCTCTTGTGCTTTTCTTCTCGCCTCTGCTCTTTTATCCGCTTCGTCTTTTTCTGTTTTAGTTAATTCTTTTGAACCTTCATTAAATCTTTTTATAGAAGCATCATAATTTTTACCAAAATCGTTAACTGAACTTTTAGCATCTTGCCACGCTCCAGAAAAATCCCCAGAAATAAGTTTTTTAATTGAACTACCTAACATTCCCAAAGATTGGAATACTGCCGTTACACTTGAATAAACAACTCCAAAAGCTTTTGAAACCATAGGTAAAGCATTTATAGCCAAATCAACTAAAGTATTAAACAAAGGTTCTACGGCTCTGAATACACCTTGGAATATTTTACCAATACCATCCAATAAAGGTTGTATCTTTTTCATTGCTCCTTCATTGTCTGAAAATGCAACTGCTAATCCGCCTAATAAAGATACTATTAAACCTATTCCCGTAGCCTTTAAAGCACCACCAAAAGATTGTGTCGCTACCTTTGCTTTGTTAATTGCAGCTCCAACCATACCCAAAGGTCCTCCCGCTTGCTCTAAACTATCTACCCAATCACTCGATGTATTTTTAGCTGATTTTAATTTGTCTTCAAGATCATCAATATCGTTGTAAAGTTTTTTAAATTCAGCACTTCCTACCGCTGTATTTTTTAATTCTCTTTTCAGTTGTTTTAAACCCGCGATCGATTGCTCAACTTCAACACCATTTCCTGCTTTTGAAAATACTTTTTGTGCATCTTGTGCGTCTTGTGCTGTATTATCAAACGCATCGCCAAGCTTGTTTACATCGGTAACTGCTTTGGCTGTATCAACCTTTATTTTTACTTCTACTTCTTGCGACATAATACTTTTGTTATAGGTTTAAATGCTTCTTTAAATGTTTCTGGCAACTTATTCTTGCCTCTTGCTATTGCTATTCTTTCACTGTTGCTCTTCAAATCTAATTTTAAGCAGTCTATTATTTCTTTTATCATTGTCTTTTTTTATATTTATTGCATTGATGAACTCCATTCATCAGTTGAAAGAATAGTTAATATTTCATCATAGGTATAAGCACCTTCTTTTGTTGTCAAAGATTCAACACTTGAAGGAATTATTTCACCATCCCATTTAACAAATGTTTTTGTCTCATTAACTGATTTTCTAATTGTCTCTATTGATGTTTCACATACTTGTGTAAAATCTATTTGTGATAATTCACTTGTATTAAATATCATAAACTCTCTTTGATTATAATACATATCTTCCTTTTGTTGCGTTATAGTTTTGTAATACTTCTGCTGACGTTAATTCTCTATTATAAAAATTAACATTACTTATTTTACCATTAAAAAATTGAACATAATTACTAGATGTTTTTCCTGCACCTATTAATATAGGTAATGTATTAGAAAAATTATATCCAGACGTATCTTGACTCGCTGATGATACTGTTAATTCAACTGAATTTATATATATATTAACCCTATTTAAAGATGTGTTTGAACTATTAAATGTAGCGGTTATATTATACCAATTACCAATAACAGGTGTAAATGGAAAATTATAATTAATAATAGGATTGACTCCATCTTGAGAAATACCTAAACTTATACTGTTGTCCGTTGATAATGTCAATAAATGAAAACTTCTTAAATTAAGTCCAAAATCTGATTTAGATATAATAGTTTCATTCACACCACTTCTTGAATTATAATTAACCCAAGTTGATATTGAAAAATTATATAAATTATTAAAGGCAGAATTATTTGAAACACTTACATAATCATCAACCCCATCAAACACAATACTTCCTCCATTAGTAGAATTAAAAGTTGGTCCGTTAATTAACGTTCCATTATTTCCGTTAGTAGTTAAATCAGTCCAAGTTGTTCCTGTTCCTGGATATGAAAGTGGGTTACCTGCATCTAAATTTAAAACAAGTCCTTCTGTAACTATTGATTCTGGTTCTACTACTCTTTGGTCTGTTAGCAATTCAAACTGTGCAACTCCGCTAGTTAAATCTGTTGTCATTGTATTAATCAAATACTTTGTGTCACGTATAATAACATTATCATTCAATTTAAGCGTAGTTAATATACTTGTTGGTAGTATAGCACTTACTTTAACTAATCTTGCTTTAAAATTGAATATATTAGCAAAATAATTTGAGTAATACATTTGATATAAACTATTGTTTACTATTTCATTCGTTAATGTACTTTGTTGTTCATTGAAATTTAATCCGTATGTTTCACCGCTTATTAAAGTTTCTTGTCCAAATGCTTTATAAACTGTATGTGGTGTTGATGTACCACCACTTATATTTGTGTTGAAATAAAATTGAGGTACAGTCGTCAATGCAGTTGAATTATAATCATATAAAATAACTGGCTTTGGAATATATTTTTGTAAATCTGTTTTTAAAGAATAACCAACTTGTAATAGTCCTGTTAAATTTGAAAAGTTTAAATTTTCAAATGGTAATTTTATAGAATATTCCTCTCCTTCTGCTGGAGGTGTATTTGAATAATGCAACGAACCATATTCAATTCCATTAGCAGAATTAAAACCTACATTTATAATTGATTCGCTTTTCTCATAATCAAAATTTATTTTCTTATGTGTTTTTACTCTGTTTAAAGTCTTTTTATCTTGAATAACATATTTAGTAATATCAATATCTGAACCATCTAAATAATAGTTTTCTAATGTATCAACTGTATAATTTATTCCATCTTCTGAATAGCAAGTCAAATTAAACATTTTTAATAATCCAGAAAAGAAATCTTCTATTTTTATTTCTGGCATATATCTTTTTACGGAAATTATTGGAGTTGCTGTTAAAGTTTGATTTGTTGCTTTTGTTATGTTTTGATTTATAAAATAAGGTACATCGGGATTTGGAATTTCATAATCATATCTTGAAACTAAAAGAATTCTTGTTGAAAATGTTAAATTACTTTCTGAAGAAATTGTAAAATATATTTGTTCGTTAGCTGATTGATAAGCAACTTTAAAATAATTCATTACATTTTGTTCTGATGTTGATGTATTAATATTAACAGTAGAATCTAATCCACTGTTTGTATATAATCTTACTGTAATTGGAATTCCAGATACAGTAAATGTCATATATAAACGTACATATCTCCAGTAATCTATATCAACTGTGTTAAAACTACTTGTTAATATTTTATTATTTAAAATTGGTGGTACTTGAAATAAATTTATAACACCTGCAACTGGAGGTGATGGTGAATAAGTTAACGACCCAACAGTATCAAACAATACTAATACTTCTTGATTTATTGTTTCAAAAGCATCTGCATTTTTTAAATATAAATAAGCGTTTGTAAATTTTTCATCAGACAAAAAAGAACCATTAAAGTTTAAGTTTAAAATATTACTGTCATTTTGAATCATATTTAAAACTGCCGATAATTTTATAGCTGGAAATAAATCATTGTATCTTATTGGTGTTCCAGTTGCTGAAATATCATATCCACTTCCATATTTCCAAACATTACCTGAAGTAATTAAAGGGAACATTACATTGTCACTTGTTGTAGTTGTAACTACTTTATTTTTTACAACGGTTGGTGTATATTCAAAATCATAAGTACTGTCAGTTAAATCTTTTAAATATAATCCGTTAAATTTATCTTTTAAATTACCTAATGTTCCAATAAAAGTAATTGAATAATCTTTGGCTTGTCCATCTTCTACATTTGCACTTTCTAATTGGATTTTACCACTTCTAAAAAGTATTGTATCTATTTCAATATAAGCATCTGATTTAACTAATGTACTGAATGGACTGTCATTTGAGTTGTCGTACCAATGTCTGAAAATCTTATTGTTTTGCTTTGATGCAGGAACTGTAAATGTTTGACTAAAATCAGTAAATGTTTTACTAATATCGTTGATGTTTTGTATAGAACTTGTTACCGAAATCTTTTCATCATCAAACAAATCAATTCTATTATAGTCTAATGTATCAACATCTTTTATGTATATGGCTACTGTTATCATACTACATTATTTATTGATGCAAAAGAATATTCAAACTCCATTTCATAATTTATCAATCTATCTTTCAATGTGTTTTTATAAGTAATTGATTTGTTTTTAATCAAAACGGGTTTATTATCTAATAATATTGTCTGACTGAATAATAAGTCTTTTAAAATAATATTCATAGACTCATCAACCCATCCAGTATTACATTTGATACTGTCATCGCCATTAGTGTTAAACGTTTTCTTTTGGCCAATTAAAGCATTATAATTATAATCTTGTGTCAAATTATAAACTGTATTTTTCATTGATGTACTGTCCTCTTTTGCCTTCATAAAGTAAACATTTTCCCAACCACCTTTCTTTGAAATAAAAGAGCATAACAAAGGTGTATATTTACATTCTTCGTCTGCATCAATAGTTCGTTCCCAAAGTAAAGTACTTCCTCTATACAATCCTACTCTATACGGAAATGTTGAGTTCCAATATGGCGATTGTAAGAATACTTTCTTAACTATTGGATTAGTATTTGCTGGTGTTATGTCAATGGAGTTTGTAACACTTCCATCGGTGTACTTTACTGAATAAGTATTTGAACCACTTTTTTGTAATAGCACATCTATATATGAACCAAAATAAGATAAAGTATCGCTTGAATTTAAAGCATTGATACTTATACTTGAATCTACTTTTATAAGAGTATTATCAACTGTATAAAATTGGTCAATAGTTGGATTGTAATGAATTATTTGTGTTACTGGTGTATAACTATAAATTGTTTCGTCTGAATAAACTTTTAAATCTGATGTCATTGGTAATAAATCAACGTTTAAATCAGAGTTCATTCCATCCATATATTCTGTATAGCCATCAACTGCAAGATAAGTAGTTGCTGAACCTACTTCTGCTTCAACTCCTCCAATTGTTCTATATTTTCTAACTACTACTGAACAATAAATATTTCCACTTTCATTTACATTAGCATAGTCTGGATTTATATTATTTAAATATTCTAATACAAAATTAGATATATTATAATATGTTCCATAATTCACAGAAGATGCAATGTTTTTAGAAAAGGAATAATTTTTTAGCAAAGTACCACCACTTGAACTTATATCCAATGTCAAACGTGTTGCAGTTTGAGTTGCTACTTTTATCTCAATTATATACGGACTCCTTGCGAATATTATATTTGCCATTTAGTTACCTTCTAATACGTTAATTCTTGCGGTTAATTCTTGAATCGCTTTAATCATCGGAGCAATTAGTTCAGTGTATCCAATCGTCAATACATCGCCACCTCCATTAACTTTATGGTCTTGGAATCCTCCAAAATCAACTCCACTTGCTTCAATTACATCTTGAACTTCTTGAGCAATTAAACCGTGATGGTATCTATTTCTTGTATGTGTTCCATCTTGTGTTATATTTTCTAATTTAACAGACTCTAACCACTCATTAATAAGTATTTTATATTCTTCTTCAGATAACTCTCCTTTAATAGGCATTTCACTTCTGTAATCCTCACGCATATCCCATTTGTAATCAACAGGTCTTAATTCATTTATAAAATCAAGTCCTAAAACAGTATCTCTAACTTCAGTCTTGTCACGTAAATCAGAACGGTTTTGTAATGCTCCATAAGTGTAGCAAGTAGTAACTCCGCTACCTAATTGAATTTGATTAGAATCGGTAACTTGTGCATCATTTCCTAAACCAGTAGAGTTAGAAAATATAGTATTATTAAATAATGCATTTTTTCCAATAGCGGTATTGTTGTTTCCAGTAGAATTAAGATTTAAAGCTGCTCGTCCAATCGCTGTATTTCCTTCACCATCTAAATTATTATACAAACTTGATTCTCCAACGGCTACGTTGTCAAAACCCTGAGTGTTTAATTCCATTGAATAAGCACCAACAGCAGTATTTCTATTTCCTTCTGTTAATTTTAAAGCACCATATCCTAAAGCAGTATTACCAATTGATGGGTCACTTGATTGTAAAGTAAGACTTCCTATTGCGGTATTACTTACGTTACCATAAACACCTTTGCCTATATTAACTCCATTTACCTGTAAATCACCACTTGTTAATTTACTTGTTGTTGAAAGAATATCAAAATTTGTATTTGTTTTGATAAATGCATTTCTTAAAGTGTCCCCTGTATTATCGTTTGCACTTGTTCCTACATTAATTACTGTTACTGCCATTTTTTTTTATTTTTAAATTATTATTTTTTGTGATGTATTGTTTGAATTAATGTTTTATCAATATATATTTCCTCTTTACAAGTCCAAAGGCTAACATATTGCGTTGAATTTATTTCAGCTTCTGCTTCTATTATAAAAGTTGGTATTTCGTCTTGCTCTTTGTATATCTTAACTATGTTCATTTTTGATTGAAATTAGACTTGATTAAAAAATTTACTGTTGATTCTATATCTAAACTAAATGCGTCTGTTATAACGCTTGATAATTGGCTTATATTCTTTTTGACTGCCTTTTCTAAAAACTTGTTTGGCTCTATACCTTGATGGTAAACTGATTCACGTACCGCATAAGGTGATAATCCTCTTTTGTTTGACCAATCTATGAAATGTTTAACACTTGGCTTTACACCTTCTTTAAATGAGTATGGTGATCCTTTGCCTTTTTGCTTCCACATTTTACCTTTGTTGTTTGTTCGTTTGAATGCTGATGTTTGTTTTCTAACACCTCCTACACCTCGAACTCCTTTATCTACAAAAGCACCATATTTTGACATTAAGATATTTATCTCAATAGAATTTTTAGAAACCTTTGCCCCTTGATTTACTAAACTGTTTTTTAATTGCCCTGTATCAACTTTGCCCGTACTTTCTAAATTAGCTTTTGCATCTTTTACGATGTTATTACTAAAATCATTCAAGGCTTGTTTTAAGTTGTCAATCTTTAACATTTGTTTATATCGTTTGGTACCGTTAGATTTATAGTTGTGGTAAATCCTGCTAGCATATTCTCAAATTCTTTGTTTATGAATTCGCTTTGTGGATCGCCTTCTAATTCCATTGTGTCAATTGCGATTGTACTTTGTCTTAACCTTGCCACTAATCGATTGATTACGTACAATTGATTTGTCCAGATATAAATTAGGTTGTCATTTCCGTATATGTTGTCTTGAATTACATCTTTGCTGATGTCTACTATATCTACATTTACAATAGTTAATTGAAACGTTAATGAATTTTCACTATGTGTTACGTTGTCCATTGTAATATTCGCAAGTGGAAACATTGTCATCTTTGCTAAGTCTAATTCCGTTAGTTCTCCAAGCGTAACTTTATTGCAGAATGGGTTAGATTCTAGTTCTGCTTTCATTGCTTCAATCACTCTGTAAATCGCTTCAACTCCTCTTAAATTATCTGCCATTTCTTCTCTGTATTTTTTTTAGTTCTTCAGCTTCTTTTTTTCTCTTGTCAATCTTATAACAAAGGTTATTCAAACAAGTATGCATATTTAATTGTTCAACCGCTTCATATCTTGTAACGTCTCCTCCAGCAAGTTCGTCAATTGTGCTATACCAATTCCAGTTGATGTCAAATTGAGTTGGCTCTGAAAAGTCTCCTCCTCCGTCTCCAAATACTTGATAATAGATGCCAGTAAGTCCGTTCCTAAATTCCAAAAAAAAACCATCGAACCTATTACAGCAGATAAAGGCATTTGTCTCAATTGTTTGTGATACTTGTCTCCTTCGTATCTTTCAATATTATACATCCCGTTTTTAATTTCTTGCTTTATCGGTCTGTATAGTACACCCATTGCAATATGCATATTGCTCCACTCTGATATATTACCGTTTAAATCTAATAATTCGCCGTAGGTCATCTTATCTAGTTCTGGCAACCATCCAAACTTTACCCCATCAATTGTAAACTTCTGCACCAATTCGGGTTGGCTTTCTAATATGCCATCTAATATTTTAGATATATTTTCGACTGATTCATATTCTAAATTCAATACCTGTTCACGTGATAGTTTGCAAAATATTTCAATCTTTTTTATCTTCAAATATTCCTCTGCATCTGGCAATTTCTTTCTGCTTTCAATCTCTTGGTTGTATTCTTGATACTGGATTAGTGTGATGTCATCTAGTGAACTTGGAACGGTTAGCTTCATATACTTGTTTATTTTAGATATAACGTGTTATATTTAATTTTACGATAAAATATATACGCAAAAAAAAACACCCCGTTAGGAGTGCTTAAAATACGTTGTTTTGTTTTAGGTTATTTATTGAAGCAATCTAATAGGTTTGCTATATCAAAATTTTTATTGCTGTATTGGCAAACATAAGAAGCATCGCATACTGATAAATTTAATGAACTGCCTTCTTGTTGTTCTAGTGCTCTTTTTATACTTGCAATTAGACTAGGATACTTTTCTGCATCTTCATTCATTGCTTTTAATACTTCTGGCTTTAATCTTTGTAGTAAGTTCATAATATTTTGTTTTAGTGTGTTTATTATTTAGTTTCAATATAGCATCTTGATAAATTCCAATCACCCATTAACCATTTTGTAGTTTTAGTTCCTTTAATAAACATTTCTTTAAATGGAGTTGCATTCGTTGAATGTTGTTTTGTAATTCTTAATTCTCCAGTAAATTTGTTTTCTAATTCAATTATTAAAGTTTGCATTTTGATTTGTATTAGTTGTTATCTGAGTACAAATATACAACTAAATAAATGTTATAAACAAACTTTTTATAACTTATTTTTAATCTTTTTTTAAAATAATTTCTAACTACTTGATTATCTTACTGAATACGTGCCACGATTTTTCAATTCTTTTATTGCCTGAATCGATAAAGCTAAACTAATTACACTATCATCGTGTATTCCTTGAGGTGCTGAATACTGAACATTACGTGTTGTCTGGTTGTATATGTATGTGAATGCCTCCAGTTCGTCAATCATCCAAATGGTGTTCAATATGCTTATATCTTTTTGCTCAAACAATACTGCCAAGTCTTCAATCATTATAGGCTTGGTTTTACTCGATGTAACAAACGGATATACCTTTTGTCCGCATAGCTTTTTTAGCATCTCATAAAATACGTCGCCTTGGTTGTTTACTTCGACATATACCTTTGCATTGTATTCGTTTATTTTGATTGATACTTTTTCTATTATCCTTGTCCATTCATCGTGTCTCCAACGTTCTGTAAATACAACTTGCTTATGTTCGTTTATAATGGTCAATACGGTGTAATCGTCTGCTCGACCTATATCAAGTCCACCAAAGTATTTTGTTGATTGTGATGGCTCTTTTATGCATTCTTTTACATTGGCAAATAAACCACTTGAATTATCTAAAAACTCGGCTAGGTATTCCTGTCTAAAAATATGGTTCGGTAGTGATCGTTTTCGCTCTTCTAAATCTAATTCGTTTATGAATGGTGTATCGTATGAAGTAAAGTGAAAGTATTTATATCTGTTATCGTAGTTTGGCTGGAGTGATAATCTGTGAAAGTGGTTCTTGCCTTTTGGTGTGCTTATGAATACAACCTTTTTACCTTTTACTAATACGGTTGCACTTAATACTTCGCTCCAAAGTTCCTCTCTTGTAAATGCAACCTCATCTATAATTAAATAATCAAATGTATTTCCCCTGATATTATCTGGTCGCTCACCAGAAAAGAATGATATTGTAGATCCAAAACCTTTGACCGTTAATTCAGATTGATTGAAATCGAAAAAGCCACTTGATCTAGTAGCTTTTTCTAATTCTGCAAATACCTTTTTGCCTTGTTTGTACACTGGTGTTACCCAAGCGATATTACAACCTTTGTTATTGATTGCCCAATACAACATTTGATTGATAGCCAACATCGTTTTTCCAAACTGTCTTCCAATATTCAGCACATAGTATTTGTATGGCTCATTATTGATTGAGTTGTGAATCAGTCTTTGATTTGGATGTGGTTTATAACCTTTTACATTACTCATCAAATTCAAACTTGGTCACATTAATATCGGTTTGTGTTTTTTCAACTAACCCATTCAATCGTTGTGTTATACTTGGATTGTAAATACCTAATAAACCGCCTGTAATTTGATTGGCTCTTATTTCTTCTTTTATATGTGAACAGATAACACCGAAGTCAGTATAATAGTTTTCTTTATTGTCAAAATAATGTTTAACTGTTCCATATTTATTAAAGCAAAAAACACTAAACCCATCCATTGTATATGGTAATTTAAATGGGTCTTCTTTTCTTTCAGCATCTTTACCTGCATACTGTACTTTTGTCCAATTCCAAGCTTCTATTTTTAATTGCTCTTTGTATTCTTCCCAAGCTTTTAATAAATCTTTTGGCTCTTTAAATATTCTTGTTGGGTGCATATCTTTAATTTTTGTTCATTTCACTTTCAAATATTAACCATTCTGTTTTACCTTCAAAAAATAGTATTCTAGCTATAATACTTTGTTGTACGTTGTCTAATGTTTTAGGTCTTGTGCTCATTGGCTTTATTCGCTCTTTCTTTATTATTGTTTTTATTGTATCTACTTTTACACCGCATACCTTTGCTAGTTCAGATAGTTTTAGATGCTTACCCATTATAGTTTACGCAGTTGGTTATTTGCTCTATTTTGCCTTTATCGTTTATCTCTTCTATTCTTTTTAATAAACTATACTTCGGGTCTACCGTTTGCATTATCGTGTCTCTAATCGCTTCTAAATGCTTTTTTCTTTTTCTTACCTCTGCAAATAGTTTTACATTGTGGTGTATTGTGCAATGAGTCATAGTCTTTCCGAAAAAGTTAAAATGGTCTCTTACATCATATAACGTCATTTTTAAATCTTTGTGCAGGATGAAACAAGCCATTGAGCGAATATCGACCAGGTCTTGTGTTCTTTTGTTTTCGTATATATCAACTCCGCAAAGTTGATTTATTGATTCTCCGATGTATTTTGCTTTATTCATTTGTTTTTAGTTTTAAAATGGGCATTTAATTGTTTCTTTTTTTGGTGTTAAATTTTGATATTCTCTTTTAATCTTTTCACTTATTGCATCTCTTATAAACTTACCTACATCAACATTGTAAGACTTCATTTTTACTAAAGTATTGTGTTGTGTTTCTGAAATCCTTATTACCTTTGTTTGCGTGTATTGTTTCATAATTGTAATACATTTTATGCGTGTAGCGAGTAGTTAGTGGCAATTTTAAGAAACAACCGTGCTAATAACAATCGGTTCGATAAATGTACCAAGTTTATATTTTTTATTCTCGCCTTTTGGATAAGGTTCAATTCCGTAATTTAGTTTTTTCATATACTCTTTTCTTTTGGTTTTACTTGTTGCAAAATAAATGTATCGGTGTTTAGCACTTCGGTATTTCCTTAATCCGTTTTGTTTTTCATTATCGTAATGCCTTGAATGTTTACCACCTTCTACATATTTATCAGTTCTCGCTTTTGTCATTCCAGTATAAATCCAATTTGTAGCTTGGTAAATATACCCGTTATGGTTCATTTGGCTATCAGCATAAGATACTAATATTAAATCTTTTGCTTTCAATTCATTTAAACACCAAGCTACAAACTTTGATAACTGTATTTCTATTTCTCCATCAACACAAAGGCGGTTTAATTCAAATACCTTTTCACTGTATTCTTTACCACAAACACCAATACATAAACTATTACTTGCAGGTTTTCCAAAGGTACATACTGCTTTCAATTCGTTATTTTCAAAGTAACCAAAAGAAAAAGTAATACTCGGTTTTCTACCTGAATAATGGCGAGGTAATAAAAAATAAACCGCTTGTTTATAAGTAATGGAAGAAAAACTGCCACTAACACTGCATATACGCAATGTGGGGTTTAGTGCTTCAACAAAGTTTTCGTTTTCAAATAAACTTTTCTGCATAATTTAAAATTTAGTTTTCATAATCCCACACTGCGTATATGCTTTTACGTTACTCTGTTTTTAGTTTTAATAATAATTTGCATTCGATAAACTTCTCACGTGCCTTGTGTTTGTATATCTTTTTAAATAGTAGAAATACTACCCTTATATAACTTTGTTCGCTTAAACAGCTTTTAAATGCTTTCTGTACCCATTTAACTCCATAACCTTTGCAAAAATTTACATTGTCCGAAGTATCGCCTATTATCATTTGTTCGTAAAAGTTGTATAATGATTGCTCTTTTGTAATATCATAATAGCATTGATGGCTCAAATGGTAATTATAAATAATACAAGGTAACTGTTTGTAGTCTTTGTCTATGCTTACTATTATTACTTCGTCTCTTCCGAATGTATCGGTTAGGTTCTTCCAATAGGTGGCAACTACATCATCTGTTTCAACTCCGTATCCTGCTATTGAATTGTATGTCTCTTTTACGTGCTCTAGAAGTTCGTTTAATATCGGTGGTATTTCTCTGCCTATCCTGTTGGCTTTGTAGCTTTTTGATATTTCTTTTCTAAAGTTACCACGTGCTCCAGCGAATGTTAATACTCTATCAACTTCGTGTATTTCTTCTATTGTGTTTACTATCGACATAAACACTTCGTCAAACTTTAACCTTGCATTTTCAATAGTATGGTATTGTTCGTCTTCATCGTGCTCTTTTTGTCGGTAGCAGCTTGACCAAATTAGGCTGTCTGCATCTACTAAAACTATCACGGTATTAATCGGTTAATTTGTTCTTTTTCTTCATCTGAATAAAACTCTACAAATTCATAGTACTCATCATAAAAAACTGAATACTTCAATTTTGGATGCACCATTTGCCATTTCTGTTTCATTGCGTTGGCTTCTTGCTCGTCTAGTAAAATTGTATGCGGGTAGCCTTCTTCTAGTAATACCCATCTTTTATCTTGTATCATAATTATTTAAATGTTTTAATTGAAATTTTAGCTGTTTTCTTTTCGCTCTTTACGGGCTGTATATTGATTGATATATCAATGTGGGTTAATTCTTTGTCTCTTTGAAATACGGCTTTCATTTGCTCGTATATCTGTGTCCAGTCATCATAACTCATTTGATTATCATTTTAATTGATTCAATGTACTTGTAGTATAAAGTTTTGCTTCTAAACCTTTCAAGTGCTTCAGCAAGTGTATAGGCTTGAATGATTGTTTCAATGTCTGTGGCTTCATCGTTTCTTTCAGCCCAATAGGTAACTAAAAATTCTTTCATTTGTTTTTGTTTTAGTGATTAATATTCCACAAAGATATAAATTAAATACTTATAAACAAATTTTTTATAAAGTATTTTTATTTATTATTGATGCCTGGCTTTCAGTTAGCATATAAACTGATTTGTTTACTTTGTTTTTGTTGCCTTGTGAGTAGGTTGTGGCTCCAGCTTGTACGTTGTTTTGTTCTGGTAGTTTTAGTTGGTCCAGAAAATAAAGATAGTTTCCTTTTGTATCGAATACATAATAAAACTTAAGGCAGTCTTTGTGGCTCATTAGATGCTCGTATTTGAACTTTTCTAATAGTTTGGTCGGATAGTATTCATTTCTTATTTTAATCTCTAAAATGCAGTTATATCCTTTCGGTGTTTTACCTTTTGCGTCGTAGTGTTCGTAATCGCCTCCAGTCCATTCTAATTGCCAACCATCAAGGTTAAGTAAATCAATTATGCCCTGCTCCCATTTGTGGGTTTGTTCAGTTGTCATAAACTACATTTAGGCTGTTTATCATTTCCTGTATTCGTGTTGGGTTGCACTTGCAAGGATAGTCTAGTTTTAAATTAAAAGTACGTGCGTATATTTCGCTAATCATTCTGTACTCATCGTTTTCAATGTAGTGTCTTTTTACCTCTCTGAACTTTGCCCACCAAGTTTTATCGTTCTTGTTCATTTTCTTTTAAATTTAAACTCGTTCATTTTTTCTTTTCGCTCATCGCAGTTGCAGTTTGGGTTTATCTTTTTGACCAGCCATTTAATACCTGACCATTTAAACACAAATTCTAATCGGTCGCCCCATCCTAATTCTGCCCAATATTCTTTAAACTCTTGCTTTCGTGTTTTCATTGTAAAATTTCATCTATTGCAACTATCAATAAAATTGCAGTAATTAATGCTATTGCTATTTCACAAATTAAAACTAACCAGTCTCTATTTTCCATATATTCTTTTTTTTATTTCGGTTGCTACTTCATTCCAATAGTTGCAGATTTGTGCCTCATTGGCTTTTCTGCTTTTGTAAATTAAACCATTCACTACATTTTGAATGTAGTCAATAGGATATTTGTTTAATAAAATTATGGCTCTGTCTCTTGGCAAAAATTGCTCATTTAGATTGTACTTCATTTTTTATCTGTTCTTTAATTATTAATACTGTGTTTCTTAAACTCCAATAGGTGATGCCTACTTCTCGGCTCAATTCGCTGATTTGTATTTGCTCAACAAACACCTTTTGAAATATAAATTTAATGTAGGTTAGATTTGCTTTTTGCCTTGTGTAGTCTTCTATGCTTTCAAGTTCTGAATTCAATCTATTTAACCAAACGTCCTTAGCGTCGTTTTTAAGATAGAAATCTACTTCGCTGTATTCTTTTATCTCTTCTGGTATATCTACGCTTAAATCGGTTGTTAAATGCTTTTTATTCTTTCGTAAGTCATCGGTGTACATATTTTTTAAAACAACATAAACAAAATAAAAATTTACCTGGTTTTCGTCAAACATTATATTGTTGTCCTTTCGTTGGCTGTAACTATATATTTTTAGATACATATCCTGCACATAGTCTTCAGCTATATCATTTGAACATCCAAACGATTTAACATAGTCAAGCCATTGTTTGTGCTTTTTTGAAAGAACTTCAAGTATGTTTGTCATAGGAAATTAAGTTGTGATTCCTTTATCGTTTGAAGTATGCTTTTACCGTTTAATGCAAAGCCAACATTGTTGTACATCGCTGTTAATATTATCGGGTCATCATACGGTGTTGGTATTCCTCCTGTTTCAACTTCTTTTATCTTTCGTACGTGTATCATTGTTTGGTTCCAGATTGTTGAATGCCCCACTAAACGGTGTACAACTATAAAATCATCGGCTCTATTTACAAATTTACCTCCACCTTCAACATCGTTTGCCATTGGTGGTTGAGGAAATCCAGCGAATGGATGTTGTAAATTATAAAGCATTCGTAGTGCTGTGGTGTTTGCGTGAGTATTTAACCATATTGATACTTTGTTTTCTTTGCAGAACATTCTCAACTCTGTGCAAGCTTGGTAATCGTATTCGTGACCGCCAAGGTTCTTCATCATTTCTGGCTCTTTTGCAAGTGAGTTGTACGGATCTAATAATATGCCATCAAAGTTAAATTCTTTTTTGACTTTGCCAAACATTTCAATAGCTGTGATATAAGTGTACATTACAGCATTATCTACGAACTTAAAATGCTGATTGATGAAATCGGTGTGCGTTTTAAAATTAGAATCAGAAACAAGGTTTATAGGTGTTTCATCCAAGAACTCAACTAACTTTCTAATTAATGAATAGCTATCATTTTCTGTTGAGCATATTAACCACTTTTTACCGTGCTTTAAAGAATAAGCCAACATCAAATATACTATCGAAGTTGTTTTACCTACGTTTGCGTGACCAAGTATAATATTAAAATTTGATGGTTTAAAGCGTATGTAGTTATCTATTTCTGGAATGCCTAACCGATAGCCCTCTTTTAGCTTTCCGCTTCTTATATCCTTTAATATTGATAGTTGATGTTTGTAGTCTATTAACATATAATTCCAGATAAATTTTTTATTTTTTTAAATTCTTTTTGCAGTTGTTTTCCAAAACCTCTAATTTTAAAAAGTTCATTTTCTGGAATAAGTGATATTTCATAAATAGTAGAATCATTAGTAAAGCCTTTTACTTTTAAAATATTCAATAAACGTACAGATATATCTATATCCCATAATTTAGTATTAGAATTATAAACTGTTAAATCAAGATTTAAAAAATATTTTTTTTTATCTCTATATTCTTTTTCTACTTGCAATTGATATTCTTTAACAACTGCTATTGCTTTTAAAAATTCTTCGTGTGTTTTCATTTGTTTTAGTGTTTTTAAATGGGGCTTTTACACCCCGTTAATTAATTTTTAAAATGGTAGCCCAGAATCATCTACTTCATAAGGCAAAGCGTTGTTTATTGGCTCTTGTGAACTTACCGCTTCTCTATTCGGCATTTGTTGCTGTGCTGTTAAACTTAATGAATCTACTTTATCAATTCTCCAGCCTTGAATGTTTGCGTAATATTTACCCTTCCATTCTGAACCTCGCAAATTTATACTAACTTTTACCAAATCATTTACTTTAAACTTGTCTAGTAGGTTTGTTTTGTCTTGTGTAAATTCAACTGGTATTGACTGCGGGTATTGCTCATCCGTTTGAACTACTAATAATCTTTTTTTGAAATCTTTTGCTCCAATAGTTTCGGTGTCTCCTATTACTATTATTTTACCGTTTATATCCATCTTATTTAGTTAATGCCTCTTTTACTTCGGCTGTTAATTTATATTTTTTTTCTATTAATTCAATATCTCCTCCTCCAGCTAAATAATCTTTTGCTTTAGTGAATGCTTCTGTTCCTTCAACTAAAAGAAGTTTTTCTTTTGGCTCATTTTTTGGGACGTTTGAATGATTATTAGTTGCGTCTGCGTCTGCTGTGTCATCAATAAGTAAAAGGTTGCCTAAAGCGTATTTCTTTGCGTATGATGAAGCAGAACCGTAACGTTGTGGCATTGCCATTCCTTTCTGTTCTAAATCAATTCCTACTACCGCCTGGCAATCTATTGTTAAACCGCTTTCACAATCGCAAATAGTGGCAACTGAACTCATCATTGGCGGGTTAGCGTTTACTAATTGCTCATTGATCGTGAAATAAACTTTGTATTTTTCGTTCATTGGCTTTAGTGCTTCTAAAATATCTTCTGCACTTCTAAAGTTGTACTTTCCAAATGAGTTATACTTGCTTTTTTTGGCTTTAAATTCAAACTGAATCTTTGATAGTTTTTCGCCTAATTCTAATTTTTCCATTGTTAAGATTTTTTAAGTGTGTAATTAAATTGATTCATAAATTGGTAATAGTGATTCATTCCGTTGGATACTATTTCAGCATCTACTACTTCGATGTTGTTTAATAGCCTTTCGTTTTCATCCATTAGCCTGGTGTTCTCGGCTCTTAATGCTTCGTTTGATTGGCTCAAATAGTTTACCAATTCTTTAGTGCTCCAGGTTTCGTTAATTCTGCTCATTTTGTTTTTGTTTTTAGTGATTAAATATTTATTAAAGTTCTGATGATAAAATAGGCTGCTATTATAAGCCCGATTTTAATTTGTGTTTTTGCTTTCATAGTTTTTAATTATTATTTATTAATTTATTTATTTTTATTTTTTTTAAAAAATAGGCTTATAAATTTACATCTTATAATTTAACAAACTTTTTATTCTATTGTTTGACCTATATTTTTAAAGTTGGATACCTCTTAACATTGTTATTTTAGCTAAATGACTATCGTCTGAATAATTAAATTCTTTTTTTAAATCAAATAATTGTTTTGAGTTTAATTGTCTTTTAATAGCTTTTAAATTTCTATTATAAATTAAAGCCTGATTTAAGTATTGTTGTTTTAAAGTTTCCATTTGTTTTTTGTTTTAGTGATTTTGTTATTATTATGGTACAAAGATATAAACAAATTTTTAATAACCAAATAAAAAGTGAATTATTTTTAAAAAAAAATCCTCGGCATTTCTGCGGAGGATCTTTCGGGTTCACTAAAACCATTTAAAAACACAATATTTATGATAAGCAAATATACTACTTTATTTCTTTTATCAGTATATCGTACTTTAATTTTTTAGCTATTAATTCTGCCTTGCTGAATTTGTAGTTTCTGGTCTCATTTGCTTTTTGTTCTATCTGGTCCGCATATTCAATACCATATCTTTGAATTAAACCTTGCCTATAATTTAGCTCATTTCCATTTAGAAACCTGTTGCACTTTCGGCATTGTTTGTGACAATTATTTTCGTCGAATATAACACCGCTGTATATTTCTGCTTTTTTGTAGTGGCCACCATCCCAAAGATCGGTTTGTTCTATTCCGCAACTTATGCAAGGTTGTTTATCGTCACGCATTCTAATCCACTTTTGAAAGGCTTTCTTTGCTTCTGCCTCGTATTGCCCCAGTGTTTTAAGTTTATCCTTTAAAATAGCCTTTTCTGCTTTCCATTCTTTTTGCTCTTTTATTTTTTTTAAGTTCTTAGAATGAATAATAGCACAACAAGGTGAACAAACACTTTGTGCAAATATTCTAGGTGTATATATCTTTAAACAAACCTTGCACTTTTTATCTTTCATTACATTTTATCGTTAAATTCGTGTCTTACAACTGTATCTATTTTTTTAGTCATATTGTGAAAATAGGTGCTCTTTTGAACTGTGTAGGTATTTGCTACATCATTATTCATTTCCTCACACAACCCTATTAAATCGGCTTTAAACTTTACCATTTTAGCTGATGTTGGTTTAAGTTCGTCAAGGCTTTCTAGTAGTAGTTGACTAATGCAGTATAGTTTGTGTATTTCGGTGTTTTTCTTTTTGCTCATTGTGTTTTAGTTTTTAGTTGTTTTTTTTATTTTTAATCATAGCTTCGCTTTTATGCTACATTAGGACCAGAACCCTAAATTAACATTGATTAATTCCCTATTCAATTAATAAAGCAATATCTACACTTTCCTGCTACGCCAATTTCTTATTTACTTC